ATTCCTGTAGATGTTTAACAAACATTATTGACTTTATAGGATAGTTACCTTAAATTGTCAATCATGGGGTTACCAAAAAGACTTACAGAAAAACAACAAAGATTCGCAGAGTTTCTAGTATTCGGTGGACCTGACGGACCAATGACTCAAACAGAGGCAGCGATTGCTGCTGGCTATAGTCCTAAACGTGCAAGGGTAGAGGGATCAGAACTTACAAGTCCAAAGCACTCACCGCTTGTTGTTAAATACATAGGTCAATTAAGAGAAGAAAGAGTTAGAAAACACGAAGTAACATACGAAGGTCATTTAGCAGAACTTGCAAGACTTAGAGAGGCCGCTTTAAAAAAAGGATCGTTCTCTTCAGCAGTGAATGCGGAAGCAAACAGAGGAAAAGCAGCAGGACTATACATAGATAGGAAGATAATAAAAACAGGAAAACTAGAGGACCTATCAGAAAAAGAATTAGAAGCAAAAATGAAACAGATTTTAGACGACTACTCGCAGATAATCGATGTAACTCCATCTACAACTTCTGAATCTTCTTTACCCAAGCCCGAGGAATCATCGTCCGATCCCCAAAAGTAATTTCGTTA